CACAGAACTTCTGTCCTCAGAACGTTATTTACAACCCAACACGCAACGTTTACTACGCATCAGGCTGGGAATACGTACAGTCTAAGTATGTAACTACAACATCTGCAGCATGGTGGTCTAAGGTCTCTTACATCGTAGATGAAAGAGCTCAATCACATGGAAACATGTCTGAGGCATTCCAACGTGTTGATGTTGACTTCTACGGAAGCGCTACTAACCGTGCATTCCAAGACGCATACTCAGGTGGTCTTGCGTACAACGATGTGCTTCACTTTGTTCGTCCTTTCAACGTAGATAGCTTCAACACCACTAACATGGCTGTTGGACAGTCTGAAGGTAACGAATGGGCTGAAATGCAGTTTGCTAACTACCTATGGGATAACGATAACCCCGGTACTAACACTGCTCGCACTACTCAGCGTCTAACTACAGCCGTTACTGCTAGCCGTACATGGCAGGTAGTTCAATGGGGTAAGGGAGTTCGTAATCAGTTTGGTATCCCAGAAGGAACATTGTTCTGGAACGGTCGCCAGCTATCTATGTACTCACAGAAGAACGTACAGTTCCCATTCTCTAACTCTATTACTTCTCGTGACCGTGATGAAACTGTAGGCCGCCACATTGGCTGGCGTACAATTTACACAACACCTTCAGTAGCCCCTTTCACAACTCACACATACTACGGAACACCTCACGTATGGCGTGATGAGAAGCGTGCGATCTGTCAGAACTCAACAATGGAGACCTACTACGTCTTTGACCTAGAAAACCTCTATACACGTGAGCCAAAGATCATCAACTCTCACCTACCAATTGAAACATCTGAGACACCTTCTAACTCAGCAGGTAACTCAGCTACAATCGGTAACAGCGCTAACCGCTGGCAGAAGAACGCCGCAAACGTTGGTGGAGTTGAAATCATCTATGGACAGTCAGACCACACAGGCTACCGTTCATGGTACAACGATGGTATCTACCTCGTTCGTGATTATCCTGTACCATCAGCTCTACTAGACGACAAGAATAACTAAGGAGATAACCCATGGCTCTAACATTTGAAGTCAATAAAGACAAGAGCGTAACTATTTATAACGATGGTGGCGTATTTTCACATCAGTTCGATGATCCAGATGTAGAAGGCTACGATGTCTTTGCATCTAAAGCTCGTGCTGAAGAGTGGGCTAAAGCCGCTATCGTACGCTACGAAGCTGAACTAGCTGCAGAAAAGGCAAAGTACGAAGATGCTGTTGCAGCACATGAGGCTGAGGTTGCTCGTCAAGCAACTCTAGCTGAAGAACAAGGCGCACTACTTGCTGGAGCTGATGCAGAAGCAGCAGCTGATTCAGAGGAACTCGCTAACTAACCTAAACGTATACTATAATAGGCAGGCTGACATTAGTTAGCCTGCCTATTGTTTATTGGAGAGATATGAGAAAAGTAGTCCTAGCCGTAGTTGCATCAAAAGGTAACGTCAGTTCTGAATTTGCTGCGTCGTTGAGTGATACCGCGCAAAAAGCAAAAGAGCAAGGTATAGATATTGCTTTTGATGCGTCTAAGGAATTTGTTTCTGGAACGTCAACAGCTATACAGAAAAATTTAATTTGTAACCGAGTATTGTCGTCCCCATCAGTAGACGGGGTGTTTTTTGTACACCCTAATTTGTCTTGGTACGCAGAAGATTTCCTAAAATTAGCAAATTACAATGGTGACGGGGTAATTTCTGGAGCCTATATAGACTCTATTGGCCTAGAAGAGTCTTACCCAATAACTCTAAAAGAAGACTTGAATGCTGAGAGTAAAAACGAGTACCCATTAGCAACTCAGGTAACAACCGGTTTTATCTTCATACCTAAAAAAGTTCTTCAAGGACTTTCTCAGTTTGCAGAGCACTTAGAATCTAAAGAGGACGACGAGAAGTTCTATCTTTTCTTTAAAGAGGAGATCAAGGACAACTTGATCCTTACAGAAGATGTCTACTTTTGCAACCTACTTACCTCTTCCGGCTTTGACATCTTTGTAGACCCGTCGGTTAACTGTACTAATAACAGCCGATTTGCTCTACGGACTAACTATAAGGATTATTTAGCCGCTGCTTGGGTCGGTAAAATGACAGAAGAAGCCTTAGATATACCCCAAAATTAAAGGCTTACAGCCCTATACTGATCTGATATACAAGTAGGAGACCATGGCAATCGACTTTCCTAATAGCCCCACAGTAAACCAACAGTTTACTGCTGGAAACACCACGTGGTACTGGACAGGTGCCGTGTGGCGCTTGCTTATATCCGAAGGTGTTCAAGGAGACTTAGGTCCTACCGGTCCAACTGGTCAACTAGGACCTACTGGACCAACTGGTGCAGTTTCTACTGTACCCGGTCCTACGGGCCCTACAGGTCCTACTGGGCCTACAGGCGCAATATCAACTGTTCCAGGACCTACTGGATCAACCGGACCAACAGGTCCTCAAAATGATAACGTTGACGGTGGAGCTGCTAACACTATTTATGGTGGCAGCATAACTATTGAGTCAGGGAATGCGAGCTCTTAATCATGGCAGTTAAAATTCAATTTAGACGCGACAGTGCTTCTGCGTGGACAAGCGTTAATCCAATTCTTTCTCAAGGAGAAGCTGGGTTTGAATTTGACACAGGACGTTTTAAAGTAGGTAACGGACTTTCTCCTTGGAACTCTCTTCCATACTCATCAGGTGTAACTGGACCAACTGGTCCTAGCGTAACTGGACCTACCGGCCCTACTGGTGCAGCCTCAACTGTTACTGGTCCTACAGGACAACAAGGTCCTCAAGGACCTACAGGGCCACAAGGAGTTACTGGACCCACCGGAGCAATCGGAGCTATTGGTGCAACCGGACCTACAGGATCTGTTGGTCCAACTGGTCCTACCGGAGCAACTGGTGCCGCATCTACCGTTACTGGCCCTACAGGAGCGACTGGCGCACAAGGTCCACAAGGTGTTCCAATTACACTTAAAGGATCTAAAGCAACAGTTGGTGAACTTCCTGCAACCGGTAACGTATTAAACGATGCGTGGATTGTTGACGCAGACGGGGACGTTTATGTTTGGGATGGAACCATCTGGTACAGCGCGGGACAGATCGTGGGACCACAAGGCCCTGTTGGTCCAACAGGTGCGCAAGGAGATTTAGGGCCCCAAGGTAATTTAGGACCTACAGGTCCATCTGGAGTTGTATCCGTAACAGGACCTATTACTAACTCTGGAACATCAACTGCGGCGGTTATTGGCTTAGATAAATCTTTAATTACTTCAGATGATATTACTTGGGTTGTGTTTGATGCCCTAGTAGATTTACCAGCAGCCGCATCCAACCACGGAATGTTTGCTCATGTTCACGCTACAGGTAGTGCCTACTACGCCCATGCTGGGAACTGGGTAAAGCTAGCGATTGACACCGATGCTAGATTTAGCGATACCAGAACACCTACCGATGGAACCGTTACAACTGCAAAGATTGTTGACTTAAACGTAACCACAGAAAAAATTGCGGGTACTGCGGTAACCACTGCCAAGATTGCAGACGTTAACGTCACTACCGCTAAGATTGCAGACTTAAACGTTACTACCGGAAAACTAGCTGATCTAGCTGTTACTACAGGAAAGATAGCGGACGCAAGCGTAACCGCAGCTAAGCTTAACGGAAATGCTTTTGGTAGCCTAGCCGGTAACCTCAATCAAAGTTTGGCCGTAGTAGATGTCTATCCACGTACTGGAAACTCAAACGCAACCGTAACTAGCGGCACTGCGTATTTAACATTCTTTACCCCTATGTGGAGCGCAACTATTAGCTCACTATCTATTGTTTCAGCTACCACTATTGCGTCAGGAACATCCCTAGCTCGTATAGGACTGTACACCTTTGACGGAACCACGGCTACCCTTGTAGCTCGTACTGCTAGTGATACCTCACTGTTGTCTACAACTAACACAGTATTTACTAGAGCGTTATCTTCTGTAGGCGGGTTCCCAGAGACTTATACTCTTCAAGCGGGTACTCGTTACGCACTAGGATTTATATTTGTAGGGTCTACTCCAGGAACCATATACACAGCATTTGCTTCTCTACCTGCTGCTATAAGTTCCCTAGCTCCTAGAGTTGGTGGAGCGATCCCTCTACAATCAGACCTACCTACTACAGGTACGTCGTTCACATCAACAACCGTTATCCCGTGGGGAAGGCTATCATGAGTAAACTAAGCGTAGGAATTGATCCAGAGACTGGTGCCGAGAAGTTTGAGGTACGCGATGAAGAGGGTAACGTAATCGGCTACGACCTAGTTTATGGGGATACCGATGTATGAGTATCGCGTAAAGCGAGTTACTAAGATAGTAGACGGCGACACAATAGACGTAGAGATTGATCTAGGCTTTAACATTAGCTACTCTCAAAGAGTACGACTTAACGGTATAGACACTCCAGAAAGTCGCACTACAAACCTTGAGGAGAAGAAACTTGGGCTTGAGGTTAAAGAGTATCTAAAGAACCGCCTAGAGGGTAAAAAAGACATTGTAATTAAGACTGAAAAACCAGATAGCTCTGAAAAATATGGGCGTATACTCGGTACCCTGACTATTGATGGGGTTTCAATAAACCAAGAAATGGTAGATAAAGGGTATGCTTGGGGCTACGATGGCGGCACTAAAGGAAAAGACTTTGAAGCCTTGAAGGCAAAAAGAGCATTAAATAGCTAAGGGGCAAAGGCATGAGGGTAGCGGTATATTCAATCGCTTTAAACGAAGAACAATTTGTAGAGGCTTGGTATGAATCGGCTAAAGAAGCTGACTACCTCCTTATTGCTGACACTGGTTCTACTGATGGTACTGTTGCCCTTGCTAAGAGTCTTGGGATAAATGTAGTACCTATATCAATTAAACCTTGGAGATTTGATGATGCTCGTAATGCTAGCCTCGCTTCTATCCCTGGGGATATTGATTACTGCATTGCTTTGGATCTCGACGAAGTTTTAGTCCCGGGGTGGCGTGCTCACCTAGAAGCTGTCCCAACACAAACAACTCGCCCTAGGTATAAATATACTTGGAATTGGAAAGAAGATGGTACTCCTGGCCTTCAATATGGCGGGGACAAGATCCACTCACGTCACGGATACCGTTGGAAGCACCCTGTACACGAGGTATTGACTACAGATAGAATTACTCAACTTGAACATTGGATTGATTTAGAAATTCACCATCACGCTGACAATACAAAGCCTAGATCTCAGTACCTACCCTTACTGGCTCAGTCTGTTGTAGAAGATCCCTATGATGATAGAAACGCTTTTTACTACGCCCGAGAACTATTTTTCTATGGTCAATATGAAACCTCTACCGAAGAGTTTAAGCGACACCTATCTTTACCTAGAGCTACCTGGAAGCCAGAAAGAGCAGCCTCTATGCGATACCTGGCTAAAATGGAATCGAATTGGCAAGACGCTTACGCCTGGCTAAACAAAGCACACCTGGAGGATCCAACCAGACGAGAGCCCCTAGTTGAAGCAGCCAAGCTACTCTATGAGAATAGAGCCTGGACAGAATGCCTACAAGCTGCAGAGCTAGCTATTTCTATAGAGAACAAGCCTTTAGACTATCTATGTGAAGAGTTTGCTTGGGGTTCAGATCCCTGGGACTACGCAGCCATAGCAGCCTACAATCTAGGAAAGTTCGAGAAAGCCATGCAATACGGAACTAAAGCGGTAGAATTAAATCCATCAGATACGCGTCTAGTATCTAATTTAGCTTTTTACTCTAAGGAGAGCCCTAATGGCGACAACGTATAAGATCCTTGCTCAAGCAGCACCGTCTGCTACTACACCTACGCTTCTATACGGCCCTGTAGGCACAGGACTTTCAACCGTAATGTCTACTATTGCTATCTGTAACCGAGGAAACACATCCCTCACCTACCGCATCTCATTACGTCAAGCGGGAGAGGCAGACTCTTCAAAACAATACTTAGTGTATGACGCAACCCTAGGAGCAAACAGCACAGCTACTTATACGTTGGGAGTTACCCTAGCAGCAGCAGATTCAGTTCACGTATACGCCTCTTCTGCAAACGCTACGTTTCAAGCCTTTGGTTCGGAGATCTCGTAATGGCAGTACAGATAAATGGCCAAGATGTTGGTCCAATTAAATTTACAGATAACCTAGCTGGAAAAACTATCCACGTAGGTCAAGCATCTCCTGTAAACCCAGTTGATGGGGATATTTGGATTGACGCAGACGCTCTTAATAACGCTGGAAAAAACTTAATCCAAACTATCGACCTAACTAGTGGGTCTAGCAAAAGCTGCGCTGTTAGCTCAGACTATAAAGACGTTGAAATTATTATTAGGGGCCTAAACATAAGCGCAAACGCAGCATTATCAGTTAGAGTAAACGGAGACTTAACGTCTTCATATATTGATTCTGCTGGTGTGCCGCAAACATCCCTATTTACACTAGACAGTGTAAAAGCTGGAGTTACTACAAATCACGTAAAAATCTCAGTTGTAGATGTAAATAGTCTTGCTACTTCAAAAACAGGAGACGCTAGAGCAGTATATACTTCAAGCTCTACTAATCTTTCAAGATTATTTTTAAGTTGGGGTGCGTATACTCCGGCAACCATATCTCCAATTACGGCTATAACTTTAACTTTAACTACCGGAACGTTTGTTAGCGGTACAGTACTAGTGTATGGAGTGAACTAATGGGTCTAAGACGTTGGAATAGAACTACTTCAGCTTGGGAATCTTTTGGAACCCCTCAAGTAAACCCCGCATCTATTGGTGCAGCCCCAGCTACACATGCAACACAACATGCTATTGGTGGATCTGACTACATATCTCCAACTTTAATCGGAGCCGTCTCTGCAACTTCTGGAACGGTTACTTCCGCACCAACAAACTCAGCAGTAGTACGTAACATCTTTACCTCCACCTCTAATCCTTCTGGAGGAAACGATGGGGATGTCTGGCTGAAGTATAGCTAAGCTATGGCCACGTACATAAAAGTAAACGGTACCTGGCAAACTGTATCTGGTGATACTGCTAGTGTTTGTGGGTCTGTAAAAGTAGATGGATCTTGGCGCACTGTTACTAACACCTACGTTAAAGTTGACGGTACTTGGAGATCTGTATGTGCTCCTCTAGCCACTCCTACACCTACACCTACACCTACACCGGATCCCGGTGGCGGGGTAGTAACCTGTACTAGCCCTAATTTTTGTTCTTCTATTCAATACTCAGACGGCAGCTCTGCAGTAATTAATCAAACAAATGGAACTTTTAATGGCTCTTTACAAACAGAGTCTTGCGGCAATGGTGGGACTAGAACAAAGGCGTATACATGCATAACTCCTGGTGGCTGCCCTAACATTTCAGTTGGAGCGGGTCAATGTATTGGTGAAAGTACCGGTGGAAACAATACAATCTATTACTATGTTTCTGGATGTTGTGCACTAAACACTGCCAATCAAGCAAACTCACCGGCATATGGAATTAGCACAGTAAGCTTTGGAGAAGCTCTTAGCAATGCCGGTAGCCAATGCTATTCAGCTTTA